GAGTACAGATACTTTGACCGTGGTCTCTTTGGATGGTGGGCAGATCACCCTGACCTTGTAAGTGCTGAGGATGGTATTGATCCTGGTCAGACATCTGGTAGTGCTAGCGTCAGTCAGTTGTACTCTGCCGTTGAGCAGGCAGGAATGCTTCAAGCGGAGCAGAACTTCTCTGGCAACTATACTAACTGGCACCCAGATGCATGGTTCCAAGACTACTATTTGAGAGATGAACGGCACCCTATTGGTGATGCTAAGGTCCGTGTGATGTTTATTCCTGTTCCCTTGAACGATGCCAAGTCTTCTAGGGAGTTTGTTGCTCAGGAGTCTGGGGCATATGCTAGCGGAGAAGTTACCACAGAAAATGGAAACGTTTCTTCTAAGGCATTCCGTGACCGCGTACAAACTAAAATGGCAGTCTGGATGGAGGTCGTTGAGATCCTGGATGTTGGCACTGGGTATAGAACAGGAGATACATTTGAGTTCCACTATCCCCCCAAGAGAGATAAGGATACTGAGAACCCTGCCAATACACCGTACTATCCTGATCAAGAAACAAACTTCAACCTCCCACAGCAGTGGAAGTATCACAGCAGAGTGGAAGGACCCATTGACATCAAGAGGAATAAGGATTATTATGCTGATGATTACTCTAGGAGGATAGACAGAACAACTATTCCCAAGCGTACTCCTTATGAAGCTATATACCAGGAGTCCCACAACAAAAACTCAAAGGTGTGGTACTGGTGTAGTAATAAGGACGAACATCGGATTAAGTTCCGTATCAAAGTAGGTCAGACAAACCCAGAAACGGGTTCTGCATCTGACTTTGAGGCAGTCCCAGATGATTTTAATGGATTCTACTAATGAGTGAAGGTTTTGGTAGGGAGAGAGCGGCAGACCGTCGTCTCTCCCAGTCTATGAAAGAGTTGAAACAGATACGAGAGGTGCTGAAGAAGTATCCTAACGACCACAAAGGTCGTAAGAAAATGCTGAAGCAACTCAAGAAGTATTGGAGGTCACCTCTAGGTGAACTAGAAAGGATCTCGATTAAACCTATGTCGGCAGAGGACTATCACTTTGAACCAGTGACTGAACCTGTTGTCGCTGAAGATAAACCTGAGGATGATCAGGATACGCTGTCCGAAGAAGACAAGCAACTGTTACTTGATGCATTGAGAAAGAAGAAATGAAGTTTGACATCCCTTGGTGGAGAATCAACCGCATCGCACAAGACCTCAACGGTAAGGTCAGTCACTACACCGTCACAGATCGTTCTACCATTTGCCACCGCATTGTGATAGAATATGGTCATCGTCAAAAGGAGGCAACCAGTGAGTCCAAATCTTGACCACCATCAGTGGAAACTGATCTTTAGTGCTGTCCGTAAAAGGCAACAAGCACAGATCGTCAGCAGTCATGACTACAACGAACTGGGTGCTATACTTGACGAGATCTACCCTTACGCTTACTCGGAGACTTATGGCGAAGAGAACACACGTTGACAAGAACGGCAACACTTGGGAATGGGACGAAACTCCTGAGACCGTTGCAGCAGTAAGGAAGTTGCACGAAAATCAACTTCATCGTCCCAATCCTCCACGTCAGGAAACCAACACATAACTGGCACACTTGACAGAACTACTCTCTCGGATGTAGTCTAAATACCGAGACGTTACTTATGTAACGTTTTACAACAGTCCGCGATCCCTCAACTACTCGGATCGGTTTTGCTGTATATTAAACAAGCGACTGAGACAACTCAGTCCTCCATCTGCGGGTAACCATTCCGCAAGTAAATCTATCGAGGTAAACACAAATGATCAAAACCGCATTCGCAGCCGCTGCTGCTCTCGCTATCGCTCCCGCCGCTGCTTTTGCAGGTCCCTATGTGAACGTAGAGGCAAACTCGGGTTGGACTGGCTCCAACTACGGTGGTACCAGCATCGACAACCATATTGGTTATGAGGGTGCTCTGGGCGAGTCTGCTTCTTACTACGTTCAGGGCGGCGCAACCGTCAAGCTCCCCGATGGTGGCGAATCCAAGTGGGTTCCCTCTGGTAAGGCAGGCGTTGGCGTTGGTCTGACCGATGCTCTCGGTGCTTACGGCGAAGTCTCCTTCGTTGGCAGCGGCGAGTCTGGTGTTGACCGTGGGTACGGTGCTAAGGCTGGTCTGAAGTATTCCTTCTGATTCTTCCTACATAGCGTACAAGTGGGGGACCTTCGGGTCCCCTTTCTAATAAATAAACTGAGTTGATGCTTTACTATGAGTGCTAATCCTGGATCTGCTTTAATCTATTCCCGTGCTGGGTGTCCTTACTGCAGTAAGATTGTCGAAGTCTTCCGATCAAAAGGTTGGTCCTATACTGAGTATAAACTGAACGAACAGTTCACTCGTGACCAGTTCAATAAGCAGTTCGGTCCTGGTTCAACTTTCCCCCAAGTTATTCTTAATGGAAAACGCATGGGTGGTTGCACGGAGACTGTAAAATACCTGAGGGAAAACAAGTATCTTTGATGACTGACACCGACGAACTCTACACGATCATTGACCGCGCCATTGATGAGGCGACTATCAATGGTCGTTTTTTATTCAACATGTACACATACCTGAAGCAAAACAAGTGGACTCGTAGGGAAACTAATGAGTTCATTGAGTCTTCTTCAGCAGCACAGATTAGTAATCTTGTCTTAGAACTTGAAGGTTATCTCAAGGGTGGAGACAAGACACTCAAGGAAGCATATGGTCACCTTTCCAAACCAAAGGCAAGGAAGATCAAGGACTATTGCTACAAGATCCTGGAGGATGCTTGGAAGTATCATGCCGAGCGGAGACCAGGACGTAAGAAAGGTTCCAAGAATCGTCCTAAATAATACACATAGAGCAATCGGAGGTTAGCCCCATGGCAGATGCATCGTTTTTGTACATTGCCTTTTTCCTCACGATTGGATCCTTCGTCTTGGGATTCCTTGCGTCTTGGAATCTTCGCAAGGTCTGGGACGAATGGAAAGAGCGTGCTGAGTACGCTGCAGTCGTGATGCATCCTGAAATGTATCAAGATGGAGAACCCGTTGACCCATCTGACCTTCTCTACTTGCATTTCGGTGACGATGATGATATGATTGACGATGAAGATGATTGAGGTCTGATGATCCTTGTTGATATGAATCAGGTTTGCATCAGCAACCTGATGGTTTCCCTCTCCACCACGTCAAATCAAGTTGATGACGGTCTCATCCGTCACATGGTACTGAACTCCCTGCTACTCTACCGTTCTAAGTTCGGCAAAGAGTACGGGGAGTTGGTCCTTTGCTATGATAGTAAGAACTACTGGCGTCGTAAGTATTTTCAATACTATAAGTCCAACCGTAAGAAAGATCGTGAACGTTCTTCTCTTGACTGGACTGCCATTTTTGATCAGATCAATCGGATCAAAGAAGAGATTCGTACTCACATGCCCTACAAAGTTGTAGAGGTAGATGGTGCTGAAGCCGATGATGTTATTGCTATCCTGTGTAAGGATCAAGGGCATCGCAACATCCGTCTGATGAACAACATGCAACCCCCGCAGAAGGTGTTGATTCTCAGTGCGGATAAAGACTTCATGCAACTGCAGAAGTATAAGTTCGTCAGTCAGTACAATCCTATTCAGAAGAAGTTCGTTGTCTCTGATGATCCCCACCAGTATGTCGCTGAACATATTCTCAAGGGTGATCGTTCTGATGGCATCCCTAACTTCCTGTCCGATGATGACACCTTTGTGAATGGTAAGAGGCAGCGTCCTTTGGGTAAGGGTAAGATCCAAGCGTGGTCTGTACTATCTCCTGAAGAGTTCTGCTCCGAGCAGACTGCCAAGAACTATGAACGCAACCGTGTTCTGATTGACTTCGACTGCATCCCACAACATGTAGAAGAGGATGTGCTAAATAAGTACGAAACAATCCAACCACCCTCGCGTGGTGCCATGTTTACATACTTCGCTCAGAATAAACTGAACGAACTCATGAACCATATTACGGAGTTTTGAAATGAAACTGATGTTGTCCGAGATTATTCAGAAGGTACACGGAGCAAAGACGAAGGCAAAGAAGATTGAACTGCTTCAGCAGTACAATAGTCAGGTGCTGCGGTCTCTGTTCATTGTGAACTTTGATGAGTCTGTGCAGACTCGTATCCCCGAGGGCGATGTTCCCTATCGTAAGAACGATTCGCCCAAGGGTACTGAGCACACCCTGCTGGAACATGAAGGAAAGAAACTGTATTACTTTGTCAAGGGTGGTGCAGATCAGGTTCCTACCCTGAAGATCGAATCCATGTTCATTCAGATGCTCGAAGGTCTGCACGAAGAAGAGGCAGAACTTCTGGTTGATGTATTCAACCGTCGTCTTCATAAAAAGTATCGCATCACTAAAGCAGTGGTGTCTGAAGCATTCCCCTCTATCCAGTGGGGGAACCGTAGTTGAAGAAGATCGCAGAGAACTGCGATCCCTCCTTGGCTGAAGACAGATCGCTACCGTATACATCCCACCTTGTTACCTATAGAGTTGACGGGGAGATACGGTATGATCTTGTTGTGGCAAACAAGAAGGTTGATGTCTTTGATTACTACTGGGATCGCTACCGTGAAGATTTCATCACCTTCCAACAGACGGAGGGGAGAGTCAACCCTAAACTTTGGAGCGCACAGAAGAAAAAATGAGTGACAATGTGTACTTTAATCCTCGCAAAGCAGCAGAGGATGTGAAGAATGAACTGCTCGCTGAACTTGATAAGCGACAGGAAGAGCAAGCAAACCTTGAAGCAGGTAAGAAAGCACTCATGGTTCTTGGAACTCTGGTACTTGCACCTGTATTCATGATGCTATTATGGAACTGGTTGATGCCATACTTATTTGGTCTTAAGACTATTGGATACTTCCAAGCGTTTGGTCTCCACTTCCTTGCCCGTTTGATTTTTAAGCATGATGACTAAAGTATGTTTGATCTCTGCTACTCCTGATGCAGAGAAGACGATGGGATATGTTGCTCGTGTAAGCAACCCCAACAATCAGGAAAACCCTAACGTTGCAGGTCTTCTGTCCTATTGCATCAAACATGGGCACTGGAGCGTGTTTGAGCAGGCACACATGACCCTTGAGATCAACACCAACAGGGGTATCGCGGCTCAGATACTGCGGCACCGTTCGTTCACATATCAAGAGTTTTCCCAGCGTTATGCTGATAGTTCTTTGCTGGGTGACATCCCTGTACCAGAACTCCGCCGTCAGGATACCAAGAACCGTCAGAACTCCACTGCGGACCTTGATCCCATGGTCGTTGCTCGTTTCCAAGCAAAGATTGAAGAGCACTTCTACCAGGCTCAGCACATCTATCAGGAAATGTTGGAAGCAGGTGTGGCAAAAGAGTGTGCTCGTTTTGTATTGCCATTGGCAACACCCACCCGTATCTACATGACAGGCTCTGTTCGTTCTTGGATCCATTACATTGACTTGAGGTCTGCTCATGGCACTCAGGCAGAGCACATGGAGATCGCTGAGATGTGTAAGAAGCATTTCATCTGTCAGTTCCCCACTGTTTCCAAAGCAATGGGATGGTGTGATGATGACTGCGATTGTAATGATGTCCAACCTTGCATTCGGATTGACTAAGATGCCTACCTACGATTTTAGAAACAAAGAAACTGGTGAAATCATTACTGAGGTAATGTCCATTCACGATCTCGATAAATACAAAGAAGAGCATCCTGAGTTAGAGAGATACTTTGGCAACCAACACGTTGCCACGGTATATCCTAATCCAAAGCAGTCGGATGGATTCAAATCTGTTATGCAGAAGATCCAATCCGCTCACCCTGGTGCTAACCTCAGTCGTTATACTTGATTATGCCTAGAGCAAAAACATCACCTCGGAAAACTGTTCCTACTAAGAAACACTTCCGAAAGAAAGCGATTAACCTTGAACATCTGAAACAGATTGAACCACTCACTCCTAATCAGGAACGAGTCTTCAAATCTTATGCCGAAGGAAAGAACTTGGTTCTTCACGGCGCTGCAGGTACAGGTAAGACATTCATCAGTCTCTATCTTGCAATGCAAGATGTTCTCGACGAGGAATCCCCTTACGAGAAGGTATACATGGTCCGCTCTCTTGTTCCTACGAGAGAGATTGGTTTCCTTCCTGGTGACCATGAAGATAAGAGTAACTTGTACCAGATTCCGTACAAGAATATGGTGAAATATATGTTCACCATGCCAGATGACAACAGTTTCGATACGCTGTATGATAACCTGAGAGCACAGGAAACTGTGTCTTTCTGGTCCACCTCTTTCATTCGAGGTGTTACAATGGACAACTGTGTTATCATTGTAGACGAGTTCAGTAACCTGAACTTCCACGAACTAGATTCCATCATCACTCGTGTTGGTGAGAACTGTAAGATCATTTTCTCTGGTGACTATTCCCAGTCGGATTTGGTTAAGACAAATGAGCGTACAGGTGTGCTTGACTTCATGAAGATCATGCAGACCATGCCCTCAGTCGATGTTGTTGAGTTTGGCATCGATGATATTGTCCGTAGTGGTTTCGTCCGTGAATACCTTATCTCTAAGATCAATCTTGGTTTCTGATTTATTATGACATTTGTGCACCTTGGTCCAGCGACAGAGATATCTGAACTGGACTCTCAAACACTGCCTCATGGGAGGTTTTATAAACTACCTGGAGGTCAGTGGGTGCCAAGTGTCACCACTGTGGTGAGTCACAACACCAAAGCAGGTATCCTAGAGTGGGAAAAGCGTGTCGGTTTTACAGAAGCAGAAAGGATCCGTCGTGTCGCCTCTTGGCGTGGGTCTCAGTATCATTCCATCGTTGAGCACTATCTAAACAATGACTTGGAGAAAACTAAAGAAGGCGAAGGTCTTCCCGTCTACCTTTTTAGGGCTGCTCGTAAGACTCTTGATCGTATTGGTCCTATTCACTGTCTTGAAACCCCTCTTCATTCTGCTCGCCTGGGCATCGCTGGTCGGGTTGATTGTATTGCTGAGTTTGATGGTGAGCTTGCTGTAATCGACTTCAAAACTACTACTAAACTCAAGAAACCTGAGCACCTGGAGAAGTTCTTTGTACAAGAAGCAGCATATGCCTACATGTATTACGAACTGACTGGTGTTGAGGTTGATAAACTGGTGACACTATCTGTCGCTGAAGATGGACAGATTCAAGTTGAACAACGTTATGACAAGATCCCCTACATGAATACTTTGATTGACTGGATCAAGGAATACCGCTATTATGCACGGGGGATTAACAAGTGAAGGAGATTGAAGAAAAGTTTATGACTCAAGCGAAGTTCTCTGCTCTCGTTGAGAAGACGGTGAAAGACTCAAACGGTTTGGTCAACTACATCGAAGCAGTCACATCTATTTGTGATGAGTATGAGATTGAAGTTGAAACCGCTAGTAAGTTGATCTCCAAACCCCTCAAGGATAAAATCAAATACAACGCACAACAACTTAACTATATCAAACGCACAAGCAGAGGAGTCCTACCCCTATGACTGAAGCAAATGAGTTCTTCAACTCTGATCTAGTACGAGAAGAGATTGAAGATATCCAAAACACTTACGAAGAACTCCTGAAGATGAGCAACAAACTTCAGGAGTTTTCTCCGCAAGAGCGATTGGATCACATCAATAAAACACTTGAGTTAATCGCTAAGCAGAAGGTGTTCTACGCCCGTCTCGCACTGGCATCGCACCACGTTGAGGAGAATCAGCGTGATGGCAGCGTGGCTGAGATGAAAGATCGTATCGACACCATGTCTCAGATGTACTCAGGTGGTCTCGACCTGACGATGGTGCTCGATCAGATGGAGAGCAAACTCAAGGAGTGGAAGACCCAGATCCTTGACTCAGGTCACACCTCAGAGGGTTGACCGCCACCTAAATAGTGTGCTATCCTTACAGGGTAGTCACCCAATACAACTACACCACTCAATACGGAGAATACAAACATGTCTTTCGCATCCCTCAAAAAGTCCAGCGGTTCCTCCTTTGCCTCTCTGAACAAGGCAATCGAGAAGATGTCTACCTCTGGGTCTAAGGTGGATGAACGCTTCTGGAAACCTGAAATGGACAAGAGCGGTAACGGTTATGCCGTGATCCGTTTCCTGCCCGAGAAGGATACTGATCTGCCCTGGGCACAGGTCTGGTCTCATGCCTTCCAAGGTCCTGGTGGTTGGTACATCGAGAACTCCCTGACCACTCTCGGTCAGAAGGATCCTGTCGGTGAACTGAACCGTCAACTCTGGAACTCTGGCATCGATGCCGACAAGGAGATTGCTCGTAAGCAGAAGCGTAAACTGTCATACTACAGCAATATCTACGTCGTTCGTGACCCCATGCACCCTGAGAACGAGGGTAAGGTGTTCCTCTACAAGTATGGTAAGAAGATTCACGACAAGATCGTTGCTGCTGCTCAACCTCAGTTCGAGGATGAGACTCCCATCAACCCCTTCGATTTCTGGAAGGGTGCTGACTTCAAACTGAAGATCACCAAGGTTGCTGGGTTCTGGAACTACGATAAGTCTGAGTTCGATCGTCCATCTACTCTCGGTAACATGTCCGACGAACAACTGGAAGAGGTCTACAACCAAGAGTATTCGCTCAAGGACTTCGTTGACCCCTCCAACTTCAAGTCCTACGAGGAACTGGAAGCACGTCTGAGCATGGTCCTTAACAAGAAGCAGGCACGTCCTGTGGTTGAGGATGAGCAGGATGAAGAACTGTTCGCTCAGGAAACTGTCACACCTGCTGCCCCCAGTGGGTTCGGTTCTGCAGTAGAATCATTCCAACAGGAGTCGGACGAACCCGATCTCTCTTACTTTGAAGACCTCGCTGCTGAACTCTGATGAAACTCCTTGCTCTCCCCCTGATACTGCTCACTGCATCCCCCGCTAGTGCTGTAACTTGGGGAGAGTTTTGGGAACCCTTCAAAGATGATCATCATCACCACCACTACGAACGACACCACCATCACAGACCACGCCGTTCCTTCTGCTACGAAACTATTCAACATGAGGAGTACATCCCAGGTGACTACAGTAGAAGCGGAAGGTACAGACCAGGGTGGGTACGTCGTTGGACTGAGAGAGTCCAAGTGAGGTGCTGAACCAAAAACGACCTTTGATTTACAGAATACCCCGAAAAAAACTCGGGGTATTTTTTTGTCCCCAGGGTTTTTCAATAAATACATCAGTACGAGAGGTACATAATGCTTTCTACTGCTTATCGTAAGCGCCTTGAGGGTATTTGTCAGAAGATTGCTTTAGGGGAGTCTGTAGACCTCCCAGACATGATATGGGCGGAAAAACTGGGAAAGGCAAATACCAGTGCTCGTGAAATGTTGAAGAAAGCACGGAGAAAGGCTGCTAACCCAGATATGGTTGAGGGTGGCATGGACGATTTCATGAATAAGATGGGATTGGGCGATCCTGACCCATCTAACCACAGAACTGGTTTTGGTAGTGCTGACGAAATCGTCGATTGGTTCAAACAAGACAAACCAGACGATTGGAGGCAAAGAGATTGAAATCTTCCATAATCCTCGCCCTCTGTTTTACACCACTTGCGGCAATATGGATTATAATGAAACTATCCTTGTGGTTGTCTGCTAGCATAAATGAGGCAAAATATGTCGAACGAGAATCCAAACTACCACACGGACCCTATGTGGCAAATGCATATGCAGATGTTGACGAAGAGGATGAGGAGTATGGAGATCGCACAGACTATCGATGAAGCGATTACGGAGTGGTATTCGCTTCATGGTATACCAGTGCCAGAATGGAAATCACCAAAAGATCCACAATGGTGGACAGACTACCTTATTTCCCTAGGACTTGACAAAAGGAATCCATAGGGTATATACTATCTACAGAATGACGCACATTATGCACTATCGTCCTTATACGCCAGAATGGCATCGATATCGCTATCTGAAAGAAGCGATCGATAAGTACCTAGACGACGGTATTGACCCAACCTTTATTGTGGACGATATCCGAGATATTCTCCATATTCGCTCTGAAACCGCATATGACGAGTTTCAGCGAATCAACCAGTTGGAGCATTACCTTAATACCCCGATCCAGACGAACTAGAACTGCTAGTATCACTTGATGATACCGTAGAACTAGAATCCTGGGTTCCAGCAGCGACACCAGCAGCATTGATCGTCTCAGATACCGCTTCTTGTACTGCAAAGATGACTGCTGCAGAACCATCACTCTTAGTAAACGTTCTGTCTGCAAAGTCTTGCTGAGGAACGGTTTTAGTGACTGCGGTACGACCAATATCGGTGCTGTAGACCTCTTTCTGCTTAATGTAGTTGTTGTCGATAACGTCAAACGTCTTCTTAACCGTTTCTTCGTTAAGTTCTTCGTTTGGCAAGTATTCAACCAGTTCTCTAAACTCAGCAATGAAGTTAGAGAGGTATTGGGGTTTTAGAAGGTAAATATTACGCTTATAGTCGTTTTGCTCGATTTCGTAGTCGTAGTTTGAAACAGGTCTAACACATTCGGAGATGGGTCTGGTTACACCCTGACTATCGGTGTATTGATAGTTAAAGTTGACCTCCACACCCGCAGGTATTAGGACGGTTCCCTTAGAATCGGTGATTTCGAGGGTTTCGTAGTGATGTATGGAACCTGCATCATCACCATACTTATTTTCTACATGCCTCATGAGTTCATCCTCATGCATTGGCCATTCGTTGTAGATATTGATGATATTATTGGCAACAAGCACAGTCCAGTCTAACTGAGGATCACCATATGCCTTGTTGGCAACCTCATCAGGTCTTTCGTTAGCACCAATAGAATACTGCTGGAAACCAAGCACCGCACCAGTGATATCATCCCTGATTTTGATGCGACGGAAGATATTCTTTGCTTGAATATACGGATCTATGCCTTGCTTATAGAAACTGTCAAGACGAACGTATACGTTGGGTAGATAGGAAAAGTATGTGCTCATCTTAGCATTTCGCGTGTAAGGAAGGCAGTTTCGCTGAACTGGAGAGACAGTTCGTATGCGGTCGGACCATAATCATAGGTATCGTTCTTAGAATCACCGTTTTTCAAGGTATTCAGGTGACCGTCAGGGGTCATATTCACTGACATATTGGTCAGAACGCATTTTGTGGGGAACTGCATCAAGAACGACAGTGTTTCGGGCGGTGCCATGTCATCATCCAGTGTTTCGTTCGCACCTTTGTATCTTACGATGCTCAACTGGAAGAAGTCGGGGATGGTCAACCAACGATCGCCTCTACCTTTACCAGAATCAATCTGAGAAAATACGTCATTTCCACCAGCATCGCCACCGCCAGAGGTACCAGGGAGCATAGACACACGCAGAGACTGAATGATCTTAGTGATTGCTACCACGTCCTGAGGACTTCTGGGGACCAGTTTGAACTGGAATGAATGAGTTCTATAGTCAACACCCTGGAATGTGGTTTCCTCATAGGGGTTCATGATTGCTCTCTTAGCAAGAGCAGCAAGGTCATTTGCAGTGATATTACTGTTTCCCATATTTGCAATGTTCATGGCACTCGCCGCCACGTTACCTGCTATTTGGGTTTTGCCCTGTTCTGCTGCCTGAGAAATCATAGTGCCAGCATCCTGGGTATTCCCTTGCTGGAACATTTGTGTACCAGCAATACCAGCAGCACCAAGACCCACTTGGTTGTATTTTGTGGTATACTGTTCACTTAAGTTCGCAGGAAGATATAGAAAGATAGATTCTTTCGACTTACCTTTCGATCTACCTGTTCCCGCTCCACTACCTACATAGTTATACGGACTTGTCTTCCTGGAATCGAAAATATCGATTTTCAGGTAGTCCATCGCCTCAGTTGGAAACGATGCCGTGTTTCCAATCGCTTTTCTGCTACTTACCGAACTGGTGCCGAGCGGTTTTACTCTCGGGAATACTAATGCCATGAGTTACTCTGGAAGGTTTAGACCATCACATACTCAAAAATATAAGGGGGATCCTACAAACATTATTTATCGTAGTTTGTGGGAAAGAAAGTTCATGGTTTGGTGCGACAAAAATGAAAATGTCTTGGAGTGGGGCAGTGAAGAGATTATCATCCCCTACATTAGTCCTGTTGACGGTAGGGTTCATCGTTATTTTCCAGACTTCTATGTACGAGCACGGACCAGGGACGGAAGGACTCAGAAGTTCATTATCGAAGTTAAACCAAAGTCGCAGACTCATCCCCCCAAAAAACAAAAAAGGGTAACGAAGAAATACCTGACTGAGGTTAAAACCTATGCTGTCAACGAAGCGAAGTGGAAGGCAGCAGAAGAGTATTGTGCTGATCGTAGAATGAGTTTCATGATACTCACAGAAAAGGAACTCAAGGTATGAGCATTTACACGGATGTATTGGATTTTCAAGGTGGTAAGAGACGAGGTAAACCATGGTACCGCGATCAAGTCCGTGCTCTACTTACACCTCTGGATCGTTTGCCTGCTGTTGGCGATGTGGTTTTCTACACCTACAGCGCAGCAACAGCAGAAAAACTGAAGTTCTGGGATAGATTCCCCATGACACTCATTACTGATGTCAATCTATCTGAGGATAAGTTTGAGGGTGGCAATCTACACTACCTCAGACCTACCGTACGGGTTAGTGTGGGAGCAATGATCAAGGCAGGGGGAATGTCATATCCCCGTCGCTGCCATCATAAATACTTCTTAAGTGCAGCGGGATCTATGTATTTAGTCCCCAAAGAAGAACTTGATAGTATTGGCAAACTGCCACTAGAACAGTTCACTACTTCTGTAATGGGTCGCAATATCGACATGCCTAGTTCTCACGTTTGGAGTAGATTATAGTGCCATACTCAGCACCAAACTCATTTACAGAGTTTAGAGATTGGATCCGTAGCGGTGGAGCAGAACCCGCACGTTCCAACCTATATTCTGTGTTTGTTGGTCTGCCCCGTTGTGTTCGTGCTGCTGGATTTAGTGAGTTTCGTACTTGGACAGAGTATGTGAACTTTGCTGCTGATGACGTTACTGTACCCAGCAGACAGATCACTACTGCACAGGTCAAGGACTTTGGTATGCAGCGCAACTACGCCACAGGTCAGGTCAACAGTCCCATCACGATTTCTTTCCTGGTGACTAAAGATTTGTTGATGAGACAGGTATTTGAACTGTGGTTGAACAGTGCTGCTGGAGACCAAGAGAACCGCACATCATTCTACGATCAATATACAACCAACATCATCATTCAGAAATGGGAGTTGGGTAGTAACGTGGTGTATAAGGATCACAAGGATCCTAGAATCCAACAAAGATTAAATCGTTGTACTGGTGCATGGCAGTTGATTGGTGCATTCCCCACTAACATTAGTGTGATGCAACTCAATAACGAATCAACCAGTCTTATGAAAATGGATATTGAGTTTAGTTATGAAAGATACAGATTTGATCAGGTTCTTGAGAACCTTGGCTGGGCAAATATGCCTGATAAGTATATTGATCTTTTCACTCAGGCAGGTATCAGTCTTGGTGTTCTCAACGATATCGGAATCGGTGGAGACTATGGTCAAAACGAAGTAAATGACTACGGGATTTAACCGCTAAATACCTATACTGAAGTCGTAATGCAACATTATGCCCTTACCTAAACTTGTTGTACCTGAATATACATGTACACTTCCTATATCGGGTAGAAAGGTCAAATATAGACCTTTTCTAGTCAAAGAAGAAAAACTCCTGTATCTCGCCATGGAGTCCCAAAAGGAATCCGAGATGGTGAATGCAGTGAAGACCATTATCAAAAACTGCACCGATATCAAAAAAGATATCGACAAACTCCCCACTTTTGAGATTGAATATATCTTCCTTCGCATTCGTGCAAAGGCAGTTGGTGAGGTGAGTGAGTTTGTTGTTACATGCCCAGATGATAATGAAACAACCGTGGAAGTTCGTCTTCCTCTGGAACAGATTAGTGTTGTTGTTGATCCAGATCATTCCAATATGATTGACCTGGATGGAAACATCAAAATGGAGATGAAGTATCCGTCCCTGGATGTGTTCATCGACCAGAATATGAAGGATAATCCCGACATCGAGGATATGTTCAAACTCGCAGCATCATGTATCGATAAGGTATATGACGCTGAAGAGATCTACGAATCTTTCACACAGAAAGAAGCACTGGATTTCTTGGGTGAGTTAAACTCTGAGCAGTTCCAACAGGTTCAGAAGTTCTTCGATACGATTCCCAAACTAAAGCATGATCTTGTGGTTACTAACCCCAAGACTAAGGTCGAAAGCACCATTCCTCTTGAGGGTCTTGCTGCTTTTTTCGGATAGCACTCATGCATGACAACCTTATGAACATGTATAAGGTTAACTTTGCTTTGATGCAGCATCACAAGTACAGTTTAACTGAACTTGAAGATATGATCCCCTGGGAACGTGATGTATATGTGAACTTGCTTATTGCTCACCTTCAAGAAGAAGAGCGTAGGCAAAAGGCACAAAATAGACAATCACTCTAATGGCAAAAATAAAAGTCAGAGAATACGTCGCGGTGCGTCCCCCTAGGGATAGCACAGGACTTTCTGTGGGTTTTACTAGCACTATTAGACAGGTCAACCGTCTAGGCACCACTCTTACGGGGATTGGCAGAAGCATTGGTCAAATCCACACATTGCATGAGTTCTCGGAAGAGTGGTTGGACAGTTCGGGTGACCGACGTTCAAGAAAGATTCGTCGTGATGATAAGCAAGCACATAAACGCTGGTTAGAGAAAGGACGGGTCGAGGAGAAGTTAAAGAATAAGAAGCAAGACCAAGAAGCGGAGGATACACAAGAATCCGATGCAGGTGAAGAGGTTATCGATGAGTCCAAACTCAAAGATAAGGTAAGAAAAGAGAAAGGAGGTCGTCTCAAAGGATTCCTCGGTCTCTTTAAGGCGATCGGCGGTCTACTGGCACCGTTTATTGCTCAACTGGGACTATTTGCTGGACTTGACTGGGTAGCTAAGAACCCTGAGAAAGTTCAGACAGTTATCGACTTCCTCGTTGGATGGGGTAAGTTCGGATATAAGATATTGTCGTTTGGTATCGACAAGTTCCTGACTGGGGTCACTGACCTCATGGGAGCAGGCGATCCCGATAAGACAGTGGGTGAGCGAATCTGGGCTGGTGTCAAGGGCATCGGCGGACTCATCGTGGGTCTGGGTGGTCTATGGGCTGCTTCTAGGGTGTTCATGCCTTGGAAGTTGATCAATGACACCAGACGCTTTATGCAGCTCTGGGATATCTTCAACGCTCAGGGTGAAGAACCAAACCAACAAGATCAAAAGGGCAATCGTCGTCAACGTCCTTCTAGAAACCAAAGAACCAGAAACGCATCTAAAGCAGCGAGACAGAGATATGCTCGCCGTTATGGTGGTGATGCTGCTCGTAGAAGATTCCAAGGAAATGTAAAGGGCAGAGGTCCACTCAATAAGATTCGTGCCACTGCGAACAAACTGAATAGAGGTGCGAACAAGTTAACTGGTGGTCTTAAGAAACTGACTGGAAAACTTGGTAGGATGAAAGGTCTTACCAAAGGTTTGACCAGGATTGCTGGACCTGCCATGGCAGTCCTGAGTGGTGTGAATGCCTATCAGGATGCACTTGCAGCGGGTAAGACAAACAGCGAAGCAGTTGGTATTGGTGTAGGTAAAGCAGCAGGCGGCATGATTGGTGCCGTTGTCGGTACTGCACTGCTTGGTCCATTCCTCGGTCCCTTTGCTCCCATCATCGGTGGTATTATCGGTGACTGGTTAGGTGGTTGGGCAGGTGAAAAACTTGGACCTATTGTAGAGAAGGCATTTAAGAAAGTCTTCGAGTTCTTGAAGAAGGCAAAGACCTTTATCAAGGATACCATCAAGAAGGTGTTGGATATCCAACTGAAGTTTATCAAACCCTTCCTTGACTTCACCTTCTATTGGGTTGATCTCCTCGCTGATGCAGTAGATCAACTTAACAAGTTTAATGACTTTATTATGAACGCTGTTCTTGACAGCGTTATTGAAACCATTACTAATATCATTAGTGGTGCTGAGTTCCTGGCAAATAAAGCAGGACAAGCATGGAATGCCATCACAGGATTCTTTGGATTCTCTCAGGGTGGTCCAGTTACCAATAAGAACCAAGTATACAGAGAGGTTCACCAAAGAAAGAGAACAGAGCAGAATAAGTTACCCAAGAAGGCATCGGGCGGTAAGATCCGTGCTTGGTACACCACTGGTACTGGTGGTGCATCCAAGAAGTTGCCCATGGGTAAGGAGATTAACTATGGAATGCTCTACATGCACCATAGTCAACCTACGACATTCAGATCGTATGGTTCTCACAAGATTGGTTATCCCAAGGACTACAACTTCAGTAACACCACAAGTGGTGATCCTTGGCCCTCTTCTGGTAGAGATGTAGGCATCCCAACTCCACTGGATGCTGAAGTTATCTATAAAGATCCCACATCTCGTTCTGGTGGTTACGGTAACACCGTGGTCATCAAGACGAAGCAGGGTTTCATGCAGTATTCTCACCTGCATTCGTTTGGTAACTTCAGACCTGGGGATAAGATCAAAGCAGGTACGATTGTTGGTGGTCAAGGCGACACAGGTACACCTGGATCTTGGCACCTGCACATGAACGCACCTAAGAGATTACATGAGGTATTCTCAAACTATGTCTCTATGGGTAAACCTGTCAGTGGTAGCACTGGCAGAACTCCTTCTCAGGAAGAAGATGGAACCGAATCTCAAACCGATTCAGCACCATCCGCCCCTCAGTTTAATCTTGGGGATATCTTCAAAGGTGGAATCATTGGCAATGATCCAATGGCAGCAGGTCAAGAGTCAGAATACTTCGGATCTCTAGAATCTGCAGTTGGCGCTATCAGTCCGACCGCCTCTGGTGGAGCACTAAATAAGGTTGGGTCCTTGTCTGCATTTAGCAGTCAACAATCGATGAATAGGGCACTTGCCCCTGGTGGAAGCACCATTATGATTCAGCAGATTCGTAACGCTGCTAATGGTTCAACACAGTCGGTGATTGTGTCTCAACCAAACCCATCACCGTTAATCAATAAGTGTTAATAGATGGCAAACGCACCAACAGGAGTACCAAGAGCTAAACTCTTTAAGATGATCTCCACTAAGGGGATCTCTAAGAGATCAGTGACCAACAGCGATTTCGGCACAGTTATTGACGTGCAGAACGCTGGTTTCATGCAGATGGGCAAAGCACTGAATAGCATTGGTGCGTCTGTTAATAGTATTGCTATCATGCTGGAAGGCATGAATGCGTCTTTCCGAGATTCTGTGAACGCACAGATCAAATCTCAAGAGAAGATTGCGGATGCTCAGGATGATGCTGAGAAATCAGCACGAGTAAGAGAAGAGAAAGATATTAGGGCAAAGAGAAAGGAAGCAGGTAGACAAGCAGACGATCTTGCGGAAGCGAAGCAAGAGAATAGATTTGCCAAGGTGGCAGGCAAGGTTGGTTTTGCTGCTGGTCTAGTTGCAGGTAAGGTGGCGAACGGGTTGATGAACCTGTTAGCAAATCTAGGTTCGTTGTTTATGAACCTAGTTGGATTTGCTGCACTTGACTGGATAGCAAAGAATCCAGAAAAAGTACAAAAGATAACGGACTTCGTAGTCGCCGCAGGTAAGTTTATATACAACGTTGCCTCATGGTTGACTGGTGTTGCCTTGGATGGCATCACCGAGTTTATGGAGAACCCATGGTCCTTGAAGGGATTGTTGGGTATTGGTAAGTTCTTCTTGGTTCTTGGAGCAGTATTTGCAGGACCAACACTTGCCAAACTTGGTCTAAAACTACTCCTTAAGGGTGGTTTCAAACTCATTGTCAAACCAGTCTTCCAACTCTTAAAGGGTGTTGGAAAACTACTCTTCAACATGGGGAAGGTTGCCGCTAAAGGCATCTTCAAAGCAGGTAAGTTCTTAGTCAAGAATCCCAAGGTTGCCCTAGGTATCGCTGCTGTTGCAGGTGTTGCCGCACTCGGCAAGATGGCGTATGACGCCAATCAACCCGACACTGGGGTAGAGAAAGGCAAGTCTCAAGCAGAAGAGACGAATGCCTTTGGTGGCATGTTGGGTGACCCGATGTCTATGCTGGCAATGCCAGACATAAACTTCGAGGACATTGAAATGCCCGAAATGCCTGACCTCACGGCAGGCATGGATCCAAAGGTACTGGAAGAACTTGCACAGAAGCAAGTAGCAGAGAAACTGATGTACTCTGCTGATGAGATTAAACAGCAGACTGAAGAGGATTCTCAGAAAGCAGCAGAATCTCAGAAGAAGAAGGGTGGCAGTTTCCTAGATGCCCTGAAACCCATTTTCCAACCCATCCTTGACTTGTTCAATGGTGTGAAGGATATGTTCATGAAGGTCGTTGGGTTCTTCAAGAGCGAACTTGACGACACTATTGGTTTCTTTGGTGAACTGTTCGGAACAGTCAAGGAGTTTATCTCTCCTTACGTCGATAAACTAAAGAGATTGGGTGGTGGTCTTCTCAAGACTATCTTCCGCCCATACATCACAATGTTTACGGCGGTCCAGAAAGTTCTGGAGATGTTCAAGAAGAAAGATGATGAGAAGAAAAATAATGAGATGGCAAGAGGTGGTCCTCTGCCGCAGAAAGCGAAAGGTGGTTGGATCAGCGGTCCACAGTCGGGATATCCTGTCTCCCTCTCAGGTAACGGCGTAGACTTCATCGGTCACGGTACCGAATGGGTTGGCATGAAGGGATATGCCAGCGGTGGATCTGCATTCGTTGTTCCATTCGACACCCCTGCAACTAGAGCAAACCCAGGTCTCACCAACCAACGTTGGGGTGAGGCAATGCGTGGTGGTTACCAGTTGCCTGGTTTTGCCGATGGTGGTGTGTTTGACTTCGCCAAGAAGATGATCAAGATCCACGAGGGATCTAACATCGTTGGCGGTAGACATAAAGCATATCTTGATAGTGCTAAACCACCCAATCCTACGATTGGTTATGGTCACCTGATCAAACCAGGCGACGGATATAGTATGGCATCTGTCATCTCTCAAGCAGAGGCAGATAAACTGTTTGATAAGGACTTTAAGCACCATCTAGCGATGGCGCAGAAGATTCCTGGATACAAGAAAGCACACCCACAGGCAAAGGCAGCACTGATTGACCTTACCTTTAACATGGGTGGTTCATTCTGGCAGGACTTCCCGAAGTTCACTGCAGCACTCAAAGCAGGAAACTACGAGAGAGCGGGTGAGGAACTCAAGGACAGTGCATGGTACTCTCAGGTAGGACGTAGAGCAAAACCGATCATTAGTTTGATCAAGGGTAAGGGAACTGGTGGTGCTGGTCACCTCAGAAGTCTCAAAGCGCCCGCTAACACTGGTACAGGTGGTGATCAACTATCATCCCTCCAGCAAGGGCAGGAAGCACGCATTGAGTCTGCTGCAGCATCCCGTGGTCAAACAACGGTCGCACAGGCACCTACAGTCACCCAGAAGGGACAAGGAAGCAGTGGTGGGCAGTCTGAGGGCGGTAAACCTGCATTTGTGGGTCTACCTCAGCGAGCGCAAGCTGCCGCTAAATACATGATACCTAGGTTTGGTCTAATGAACGAGATCAACACACCACCCACGATGTTAACCTAATATGGCAGAAGCAAAGGGTTACGACCTAAAAGATCTAACCATTACTATTCCTAAGACGGGTGGCAACCGACAAGC